ATCTCTCGCCGTCCGGTATCGAATGTATTGACGTTGTAGAACACATGAGTTTCAATGTCGGCAACGCCGTTAAATATCTGTGGCGGGCCGGTGTCAAATCAAGCGACCCTATCGAAGACCTTCGCAAGGCGGAGTGGTATGTGCGTAGAGAAATAAGGCGTCTGACATCCGATCAAACTAGCGAGGTGGGCCGATGAAATTCCGCTTAGTCTGGTACGACACACCGCACGATAACAAGTATGAATCCCTGTGCGAAAATCGCTACGAATACTTCGGCGACCGTCAATCGATATGGCGACTATGGTTTGAGCTAGTCGAAGAACGAAGATGTAAGCACGTAGAGGTATATAATCTAGCCGGTGATCCCTGTGACATGTCAAAGGGCATTTACGGTGGAATGAGGGAGCGCGTATTATGAACCGTATCAAAGACGACGGACGCACACGCGAGTGGTTGGATCTCGATGGCAACTTCCTTTTCGGCAAACACGGAGGAGAAGATGTTAACGACGTAGCTAGAAAAGATCCGGATTATCTCCGCTGGATACTAGAGACAGTCGAAAACATGCGTGATGACGATAGTGAGACTATTCAAGGCGCACTCGACTTCGCCGCACGCGGCAAGAGAGACCGGTAACGGTTGGTATATGGCATACTTAGGTCCTAGTCGTAACGCCGTCATCGGTGAAGGTGTCGATTCCAACCCACGACCTTATATTAAGTCTGAGTCGGAGTCGTCACCTGTCACCACCATACCCGACCCTGACCCTATTCCCTCTATAATCCCCCTACCGGACGACAACGACCACGGTTACAACCTAACCCACCTTGAATATCGCATCCTTCAAACACTCCTCACTCGTCCACTTGGCGAGGGTATTCCGTCTGTCGCCAAACGAGCCCACACGTCCGTCCTATGCATCAAGCGTGCGTTATCTAATCCGGTATTCTCGGCGGCCTTGCAGCGTGAAGTTGAACTCGACCTAGGCTCGCACCGTCCGATTGTCGCCGCCGAATTACTCCGTATCGCTACGACTCCGTCCCACCCTAGACAGCTTCAAGCTATCGAAACCTATTTCCAGCGTCTAGACGGGCTGAAAATCGACGTTAACGTAACCGGGCCGAGCGACCGTTTTCCGTGGCACGTACTGAGTATAGAGACCCGGCGGCGAGTGTTAGAGGAACTAGAGATAGCGGCCGCGGCAGGTAAGACAGACACAGGGTTGATACGTACATTATCATCGTCATACGAAGACGGTGTCCATACCGATAACATTATAGACGCCGAACTAAGCAAGTGAGCGATAACTTATATCTTACGCTCCACTCTCCCTCTATCCCCTCTCCTCGACCTATGTTAACCTACTGACTGCACTTATCTTACGATCCTATGGCCTACCTTTCGCATCGTGGTAGTTACGAACTTCCTCTACACCTCTTTTGACCGGAGGCTGTCACGTGGCATTGCGCTCGCACCGCTCGAATGTCCTACCGTTTAATAACCTTGATAGCCAAAGTTCACATGACGAAGATGCCGTAAACACACTGGACGATGATGCCGTAAAACCTCGTATAGGCCCTCTGTCAGGACCTCTGGCCGAAGCACTCGGTGCCATTCTACAATCCCACACAGTCTCCCCTGTCACAACCCCGCCACTCGCCGAAAACGTCCACCCTCCGATGCCGACAGGCGCCGTGTCATGGTCAATGCCGCAACCGTTGCCGTCTGTAGGACCACCACCCTCGCCACCTCCCGCCCCTCGCCGTTTAGTCAGTCGCCGACAATCCACCATATCGCACACCCCTATCTCCATGGTGGATGTGGACGATTCCACCGCCAACCCCGTTCCGTATAGCCTACTACACGAGGTTATCGTCAACCGCGACCTATACACAGCCGACGACAAAGCACACACTGTCAAAGTCTACGACTACCCCTCAACGATTAAAAACGCTCTCTCTCGTGTAGTCTACACAGTCGCTGACCCCTCCCACCGTCCCACACAAAGTCTCCTTCTCGTCTGCGCTATCCATCATGGCCTAGACGTATTAGAACTCGATAACGTCACAGAGTCGATGGACGATTTCCGCGCACGTCTATGTGGCCCGTCTTCCGGCTGGCTACCAGAGCGATACTATCAACAATTTGCTACGTGGATAGACAACCTCCCCATTCGGCCGGAATCATACGGCGACCGCACATCGATATTACAACTCCGACTGCCCGAAGGTATTTACAACCGTGTGTGCAAATTGGCAGGGGTACTAGGAACGCCGCTATCAACTATTGTGATAGTGAGCGCTATGGCAGGACTAGCTAGCCAGGACAATCTGCGCGAGTACGTCGATATGTTTAGCTCGGCCGTGTCTAGGTTCAGATCACTAGTGCGGGTTAGACTGGCTATGTATAGAGCAATGTTGACGGCGTTGGAGAGTGAGTACAACAGCCGTTAAATGTTATTCGATATCATCACCGCCGCCTAGCGCAAAGCCTAGCGCAAAGTCAAGCGACTCTTTTATTATAGCTTGTTCAAACTCTTCTGCCTCTATTATCTCCGCTATACATTTGCCGCGACTCCATGGACCATCCGCGTCCGCAATGATTCGCAACTGTCTGATAGTGTAAGGGGCATCACACAGTCGCTCTATACGGCCTAGCATGTTCTGGAATGCGTTAGTCGAGTCGCTCATATACGCTCTCCTATCTTCTTATCCGGCGCTACTAGCCCGCCCCTAGCCTTACCGCCGATATTAACCTTGTCGCCGTGGCTATAACCTGAGTCATAACCATCATCGGACGATACTCTGCTATTCAATGGCGCCGGTCTCAATCCGAGATCTTTCTGCGCTTCCGCAATCGCAACCTTGCGCTTGTCTAGCACGATTAAAGCACCGCCTGTCGCCGTTTTCATACCGGCATAGTACTCCTCTATGATCCTAGTTGCTACACGCGCCGCACATCCCAGTCTAAACGAATTCTTCCAAGCCGATCTTCCTCGACCCGATTCGTTACCCTCATCCATCATAAAATACGGATCATACTCTTTGCGCCAACGATATTCATTATCCGCGGCGTCTGATATCTGTCTGCAAATCATATCTTGCAGATATTTGAACGCTTCTAGGTCGCCCCTGCGTCCTGTCGCTCTGATCTGCCCACCGTATGTGAACATTTTACAGCCGCATACCGTCTGCAATGCCCTAGCGATCCTCATTCGCCACGCAATGCGATGTCCCTTGACCTTACCATCTATTTCACCGTGTGATATATCCAACCTCTCTTCCTCGCCGGCCAGGTCGATGATAGTAGCCTCATCTATATTATACTCCATCATCAATTTGGCAGCGGCAGCGGCAGCGTTGGACGCCTCGCCCTCTGTCGTATTCGAGCGGTCGCGGTCGGCTAACGCTAAGAACTTGCGGATGCGGTCGATTACTTTACTACTTACACCTGTCGTCTGCCCACTCCGTACTGTTCCCATTTGTGCGGCCCCTTTCAATTAGTATAACACACTCATAAACTTTTTGTTTCTAGATATCGAGGATAGCGTTCTCCGCGAGGAGCGCACGTCTGGCTGATTCTAAAAGAGGGCGATCGATTTCGAAGAATTCATCTAGTAGACTGTCCAGCGATCGATGGGCCTTCCAAGACCATTCGAGAGCGGCATTAGGGCCACTCGTTGCGTCTTCGATGAATTCTTCGATTGCATACCTTTCGACGGCGTGTGAGGCCCATTTTTCGAGTTCTGCGGTCTCTTCAGGTGTCATTGGATCTGTGCCCCTTTCGCTCAAGAATACAATGCGCTTACGAACTCTTTGATATAACCAGCTATGACGACCTTATCCGTGGTCTTACTCGGCGTACACAACCTCTCCCACTCATCTTGTGTAAACGACAGTCTCACTTCCACTCTACCAACACCTCTCCGCTCGCGCCACTTCCTCCGCAACCTTTCAACGGCATTCGGCGTACCGATACGTCTGGCTACTTCTATACACGCGGCACGTGCGCTATAACCGTCGTCGCGGACGAGGCTGGCAATGGTGTCGAGGTTGATATCGTCGTTGATTGGTAGGCGGCTCATTACGAATCACTCTCTTTCGCCGGCATAGTGCTCCATAGCCTCAGCCTTGGCACACCACTTACAACAAGCTGGGCTAGCATAATGGTGAAATCGCTCCGGGCCTTGAACTTCATACCCGCTAAAGATAACCCTTTAAGTAACACTCTTCTTTGTTATATTGTGGATGAGGTTTTCCGTTCCTGCCTTGCTTATAACCTCGTTCGTAGCGCCACCCGTCCCACGCTTCAGCCCCAAGTCTTTCATCGCCTTGGTGCGCTCGCGAGCATTGCGGTTGCGACGTTGACGGCTGGCCTCACGGCGAATAAGCTTAGCTTCCGGCTCGGAAATAGGGTCAATAGTACGAAGTACAGTAGATCTATTTACGTTGCCTACCTCGAATAGGTGTGGAAGGAGTCGTACTTCGCCGTTTGTCTCGATCTGGTACCGTACACCCTGGTACGTCACGCGGCACGGTGTGCAGTGGATTGGAGGCTTAGGTGTAGTCATGGCTTTAATTCCCCTGTCACAATTATTTTACATAATCTTACTGCTGTATTCGATGCCGGTGGCTTCTTTGAATCCGCGCCGATAGTAATCGTCAACCGGTTCGACGTCGTCCCAAGACTCCCAATACCCCAAACCGCGATTGTACAAGAGACCGTCCTCGAAGCCGTTAAGGTAACTCTGGTGATTCATCTCATTCTCGTAATCCAGTGCGATTTTGGTAGTCATTTTGTATCTCCTCTTCGGTGTCGTCTCTCAATAACCAGACTCTAACCCGGGTCGCGACCCACTGTCAACCCCTAAGACGGGTTTCAACCAAGACTTTACAAATGAAAGTGGGGCGTAAGACCAGCGAGGGTGGGTCCCTAGAGGAACACGCGCCCGCATAGCAATAATCGTGCCAGCCGGCGAGGAATAGCGTGGCCGTCCTATTTAGAGGACATTTGTAAAGTCTTAGCCCGATCTCATCCCGCCCTATTGACAGCCGTTATAACCCATGGCATAGTACGTTTATGGCAACCGAGATGACAACGACAGCGACCGAGACGGCCACGACCACTCCGGCTTATACCATCCTCACGGTTCCTAGTACCGCCCGTGTCTGGTACACCTATACCTATATGGGTAAGGACGGCCGGCAGCATCAATCCACCGTCGTCCACCCCGACCGCGCCTATGTGGTGCGGCTGGCGAAGCGCACCGCGGCGGATATGGTGGCGGCATGATCGAGGACGCGGACCTCCGCCATCTGGCCAATTGGCTAGACCGTGAATATGGCGGTACCAGGCCGCGCGCCGAATACGACCGCGTCAAGGACCTAATCCTCTCCATGCTGGTAGACTACCCTGATATGGTTAACCGGCCGTGGGGTGAAGTACTGGCACTAGCGGAGCGGAGAGAGGGGTAATCATACAAATGAATGCTACTGTCCACTTGACCATGTCTGAAACT